GGCTTAAAAATCCTGTTTATTGTCAAATGACGGGTGATCCAATTAGAATCTGAAGTTAACAAAATGATGAGGTGATGTGATGAGCGAAAAACTTAGCGGTGAAGAAGTGTCTAAACGTGTTTTAGCTATTTTACAATCAAGTGATTTTACCAAAACACTAGAATCATTTAGTGGTGAAAAGCTAAAGCCGACGATGAATATAATGGCTAAAAAGATTAATAAAGCCAAAAAGAAGTTAAAGAGACTTCAAAAGCGTCAACGTAAGCAGGATGGGCAAGGAGTAGTAAGTGTTAATGACGTTATTAACGCTCCTGTTATTACTGAGCGTTTTGATATTTCAGAAATGCCACCACTTATTAAAAAAGTAGGCGAAGTGATACTTGATGGTGTAAAAGATATTTACGGCAATTCATGCGTTATTAAACCCGTTTGATTATCATTTGACTAAATACCAGCTATAGATTATGTTTATATCACTGTTACTAGACAGTTAAAAACTAGGTTCGCCGTGATGGCGCGTGTAAATCCGATTCAAGGAAACCAAATCCCATGAGTGATTCTACTCAGTCTGATGTCGTTGTGGATTCATCACCACAGGTCGAAGTAGTCGAGCCAATTGAGGCTGAAAAGGTAGAAACAGAAGGCGATCAGCCAGAAGTTAAGACCGAAGAAGCCGAGAAAGAGCAAGACGAAAGCAGCCTACCCGAAGGCGTTAAGAAGCGCATTGATAAAGTCACCCGTCAAAAATACGAAGCTGTTGCAGAAGCTAATCGCTACAAAGCTGAACTAGAACAGTTACGCGCACAAGTTGCCCCTAAGGCACAAGCGCCTGACATAAGCCAGTTTGATGATGTTGAAAGCTATATTGACGCTGTTGCCGATTACAAATTGCAGCAAAAGCAACAAGAAGCAACCAAGCATCAAGCTACTCAAGAAGCCGCTCAAAAAATGTCGAAAGAGTGGATGGGTAGAGTAGAAGAAGTTCGCAAAGTAGCGCCTGATTTTGACCAAGTTTTTAACAGTGTTGCCGATGTTGTACTTGCTCCGATGACTTATGACGTTATTGCCACGCACAAAAAAGGCGCTGAAATTGCCTATGCACTCGGCAAAGACCACTCAGAAGCCTATCGAATTGCTGCATTATCACCTGCCGAGCAACTAATGGCGATCGGGGAGTTATCAGCAAAGACAAGTTTACCAAAGCCTAAAGCTGTATCAACTGCCTCTGCACCTATCAAGCCAGTTACGGGTGGTAGCTCAAGTAGACAACCTCCTGAAGATATGGATGAGTGGGTCAAGTGGCGAAATGACCAATTACGACAAAAGAAACGCTGAGAAGCGTTAAGAGAGATCAAACATGGCTAATACGATTTTAACCCCGAGTATCATCACTCGTGAAGCATTGCGAATCCTGCACGCACAATCCAACTTTTTAACTAAAATCAATCGTCAATATGATGAGCGATTTGCGGTTAGCGGCGCAAAAATCGGCACGTCTTTAGATGTCCGTTTGCCAAACAAATTCACTGTTCGTACTGGTGCGACTTACTCCGCGCAAAACATGGTAGAGCGTAAAGTCGCGTTACCCGTTGCCACCATCAAAGGCGTTGATTGCACGATTACCGATACTGAAATGACGATGAGTCTAAACGACTTTAGTGATCAGTTCTTGAAGCCAGCGATGGCTCAATTGGCGTCTGACATTGAATACAATGCAATGCTGTCTATGTATCGCTCTGTGCCAAACACTGTCGGTACAGTATCAACACAGATCGACTACAAGAAATTCCAGCAAGCCGGCCAGCGTTTAACTGAAAACCTTGCACCGTCGTCTGACCGTACATTCCTGCTGAACCCATCGAGCCGTGTTGAATTTTCTGATGCTGTCAAAGGCTTGTTTCAAGCGTCTAACAACATCGAAGATCAATACCGCGAAGGTATGGTTGGTCGGACTGGTGGCTTTGATGTGTTTGAAAACACGATGATTCCAGTGCATACCACAGGCACTTACGGCGGTACTCCTCTGTCTAACGGCGCAACTCAAGGTAGCACTGGCTCAGGCAATGCTTATGTTGCAACATCCGACATTATCACTGATGGCTGGACAGCGACAACTACGGTGTTGAACGCTGGTGATAGCATCACGTTTGCTGGTGTTTATGACGTACATCCTGAAACTAAGGTCAGCACTGGCGTATTGAAGAAATTCGTCGTTACTGCCAACACGGTAACTGACGGTTCGGGTAACTCCACGATCACGGTATCGCCTGCTGTTATTTCTGGCGGCGCATATCAAAACGTCTCTAACCGGATTGCTGATAACTCTGCAATCACTGTTTTAGGTACTTCTGCCACGGCTTACGGTCAGAACTTGGCTTTCCACAAAGACGCGTTTACTTTTGTTAGTGCCGATTTGGAAATCCCTAAAGGCGTAGACATGGCTGCTCGTGAGAAGTTCGGCAACATCTCTATGCGTTTCGTGCGTTGGTTTGACGGCGACAATGGTCAGTTCAAATCCCGCTTCGACATCTTGCATGGTGTTGCTGCGCTTTACCCTGAGTTAGCGTGTCGTTTGGTTCACCAGTTGTAATACTCAACGGCTCAAGGATGAGCCACTAATTTTTGTAGGTGTAGCATGGTCACTGCTGATTTAATTCGCGCCACGCTGCGCTTAATAGGCGCGGTTTCATCCTCTGAAACTCCGCAAAACGATGAATCGTCCGACGCCCTCGAAGCAATGAATATGTTGCTTTCATCTTGGGGCGCTACTCGTTTTCTCTCTGCATCAACCGGCAAAGTCACAAAAGCTATGACTGGTGTGTCATCGTACACAATCGGCAGCGGTGGCGATATTGATACCACTCGCCCAACGTCAATTTATAATGCTTATTGGTCAACAGGCGGACTAGATTATCCGCTCCAAAACTTAGACTATTCAGACTATGAGCGCATTGGCATTAAGACTGTTGGCGGCATTCCTGAATACATTTGCCTAAAGCCTGACAATCCACTATCGACCGTGTTTTTGTTCCCAGTCCCTGCTAACGGCACGCTGACTATTGATAATGTCAGGCCCGCGACTGAGTTGGGATTAGATGATGAATTTCCGTATCCTGCTGAATGGCAACGTGCAGTCAAATTTAACTTAGCAATTGAACTTGCGCCTGAATTTGGCTTTCAGGTTACGCCTGAGTTAATGGCACTTGCCGAGGACTCAAAAGCGATTGTCATGCGGTCAATGGTCACAGTGCCATTGGCTAAATTTGACGCACTATTACCAGCGAATAATCGTCAAAGTGGCTCGTTAACTTTTATAACAGGCGGTGGCTTTTAATGAGACTTAACTTTTTAGGCGGACAGCATAAAGGGTTTAGCGCTAAAGAGAACGCGCAAGAGACTATCAATATGTTTGTCGAAGTTGACATGAGCGAGTCAGACAATAAGCTGACTCTCTACCGTGTCGACGGAAAAAACCTAGAAGTTACTATTCCTGACGCCCCGATTTATGCCATGTCTGAGTTTCGCAATGACGTTTATGTTGCGGCAGGCAGTGGATTCTATAAAGTCACTGCTGGTTTTGGTGTGACTTATTTGGGCGCGGTTACAGTCACTCAAGGCGCGTCAATATCGTTTAACAACGCGGGCCAAGTGTGCTTAGTCTCAAACAATAACGGTTATGTGTACGACACTATTAGCGGCTCATTAACAACGATGACAGACCCCGCGTTCTATGGCTCTGTGCGTGTTGACTACTTATCAGGCTATGGCGTGTTTATTAAACCAAACAGCCAACAATTCTATATTTCAAATCTTAATAATTTTCTAGTTTTTAACGGTCTTGATTTTGCTTCAGATGAGGCTGACCCTGACAATCTGGTGTCGTTTATTGTTGACCATATCGAGCTGATTTTGTTCGGTGAAAAGACGACAACGGTATGGTTTGTCACTGATGACTCAACATTCCCGCTTGCACGACGCGAAGGCGCAACAATGGAAGTCGGATGTGCTGCTGCTCACTCTGTTTCAAAAATGGACAACACTGTATTCTTTTTGGGCAAATCAAGCTATGGCGAAGGGTTAGTTTACAAGCTTAATCAGTACACACCACAAATTATCAGTAATCGCGGTATTGAATTTCTAATTAACTCGTTTGATCGAATTGATGATGCTTTTGCTTACACTTATCAGAAAAACGGCCATTCGTTCTATGTGCTGACATTCCCAGATGCGAATAAGACCTTAGTTTATGACGCCTCGATTCCTGACAATGACATGGCGTGGCACGTTCGTGAAACATACGGATTAGGCCGTGATCGGTCGTCGTGTCATGCGTTTGCGTTTGGTAAACATCTAATTGGTGATTGTGTGACTGGAAATATCTACAGCTTAGACGAAAACTATCACTACGATGGCGATCAGCCAATTGCGTGGTCGCGCACTTCCCCGCACGTTATCAAAGACTATAAACGGATTCGCCACCACGAAGTCGTACTTAACTTTGAAACGGGCGTAGGGCTTGAAGATGGCTCTGACCCTTTGTGTTACCTGACCTACTCAAGCGATGGACAAGAGTTTATTACGCCGCGTGAGTCTAGTATGGGTGTTATCGGTCAGCGACATAATCGGTGCCAGTGGGCGAGATTAGGCAATGCGCGTGATCGTGTGTACCGTGTTTTTGGCTCTGCTCCGGTTAAAACGGTGCTAATTGGCGGTTACATTGACGCTGAGGCAGGCAAAACATGAGCCAGAAAATCCCATCACCGCTTACTTTAGATTTAACAGACACCCGCGCATTTAAGACGTGGCTTTATCAGCTTTGGCAGCAAACAGGCGGTACAACCGACACTCCTCAAGATGTTGTTGATAGTTATGTTTCGCCTGAGTTTTTCGATCAATCAATTATCAATCAATCATTTGATAGCGGCGTCTTGCTACAAATTCAGCAAGAATTAGCAGAAATCACGAAGCGCTTAGATGAGTTTGAATTAAGCAGAGTGGTTAATGAATCAGTGATTCCTGAGCCTAATTACGCCGAATTGCAGATTGAAGAACTATCAAAGCGCTTAGACGAAATTTACATTTTCTTGGGTAATCCAAGCTAACAAATAGGATAATGACATGGCAACTACTCCGGTCGTACTCATTCAAGCAGCGCAATTGCCTAACGCGGTAGCAACTCAATATACAGCGACTCGTGTCAAAGCGCGTATTGATAAATTCACTTGTACAAACGAAGATACAATACCGCATACTATTACCATACATTTGGTCGCAAGTGGCGGTAGCGCAACGGCAGCTAACAAAATCATTAGCGCTAAATCATTGGCGGCTGGCGAGTGCTATACTTGTCCTGAGCTAATCGGTCATTGGCTAACAGATGGCCAAACGATTCAAGGTTTTGCTGATACTGCGGCGATGGTAACAGTTCGTGCAAGCGGTATCGAATCAACCTAATTTTCACTGTCGAGATGACAGCGAGGTGATATATGGGCTGGCATAGTTTCTGGTCAAAAGTAGACGACCAAATAAGAGATAATCCTGTCATCTCGGCGGGGATTCCTTTTACGCCACAAAATCAAGCGGCTGGTGCTGCGGGTGCTGCGGTATTAGGCGGCGCTTATTTAGGCGCTGGCGCTTTAGCCGGTGGTGGAGCTGCTGGTGGTACGGGTGCAGCGGCAGCGGGCGGAGCAGGCGGAGCTGCTGCTGGAGCTGGTGCGACTGGGGGCGGTATGGGTTTAGGTACAACATTGTTGGGCTTAGGCTCAATCGGCGCAAGTCTCTATGGTGCTAATCAGGCAGGCAAAGCAAGCGATGCTCAGATTGCAGCGGGGGAACGTGCGTCAGCGTTAGAAGCACAATCAGCCGCTAATCAGCTTGCACTACAAAAACAGATCTGGGAAAAGCAGCAAGCCGACCAAGCGCCCTATTTGCAACAAGGTCAATGGGGCATTAACCGACTTGGCCAATTGATGCAAAACACGCATGACGGCGCGGCTATGTCACAATCACAACAGCCGTTTACATCACATTCGTCTAGCAATAATTCGATCATGTCTATTGTGCATGGGTTGCATGGGCAGAATCAAAACACGCAAAATCAACAGCAACAATACCGGCAAGTGGCTAATCAGGGCGGCGGACAGCTTAATAATCCATTCGACACTTATCTCAAAAGCAAAGGTTTGGCCGGCGGTCGTTTTGATACCAGCAATCCTGCTTATCAGTTTCAATTGCAACAAGGTCAACGTGCGCTAGATGCGTCAGCAGCGGCTCGTGGTATGGGTTATAGTGGCGCTCAGATGCAAGCTTCGCAAAAGTTTGGTCAAGGTTTGGCTAGTCAAGAATACGATAAGCAATATGGCCGAGCATCTCAAGAATTTGGCGATTACTTCAACCGCGTTGCAGGGCTATCACAAGGCGGTCAACAAGCAGCGAATACGCTCGGAAATCAAGGCAGTAATTACGCACAAAATGCGGGTAATACGTATGCGAATCTGTCTAATGCTCAAACCGGTATTTTAGGTCAACAAGCTAATGCGCGAGCAAGTGGTTATGCGGCCAATGCCAATGCAGTAAGCAACACGCTTGGCAATCTGACCAATCTATATGCGCTAAACAAATATTACGGGTGATTAAATGGCTTTTAACATTGACCCCAACATTGCATTACAAGCTGGAAAAGTCAACTTTGACCCTGCATCTATCATCATGCAAGCGCAACAAGGCGCGGTGGCACTAGAACGCCATCGCTTTGAGATGCAAAAGCTCCGCGAAGATTACGACGCACAAAAAGAAGCACGCAAGCAACAAAAAGCTATGCAAATGGGCATTGCTTCGGACTTAGCAGGGATTCAAAACGGTACGCCTGCACAGTACGCGCCTATGACTTATCAACAAACACCAAAACAAGGTCAAATGCCGTTTGGCATGACAGGTGTTTTAGCGTCAGAACGTGGCCAGAATATGCCACAACCACAAGTCTTTGGTGAGGATGTGTTCAGTGGCAATTATCAGGTTGGTGGCGGGGAGGTTACTCAGCCAGCGGTGGCAGGTCGCCAACCGACTTATGCTGATATGCTAGATGTTGGCTTAAAACAAGCGATGCTAAACAAAGATCAAGACAGCTTCTTTAAATACGCAAAAGCCATTCAAGACGCGAAAAAAGACCCGACTAAATGGGGAATGAATCCGACTAAAGGCATAAATGAAAAAGGACAGCCTGATTACTTTGTTGTCAATGAATTAGGCCAAAAACAGTTCTTGGGTGTTAATCCATATGAAACACCGAAAGAAGGTAAGGCTCCTGTTACTTGGACTGTTGACAATAACAGGGTTAGAACAACTTATGGACTAGATGCTAACGGTAAGACTGTAGTTTTAGGGCGTAGTAGTCTTGACTCGCCTAAAGCGGCGGCGGCTGAAAGACCTGAGCATTATTTCCCCGATGATGGATTAACAGGTGATGCTTTTTTAAACACACTGTCAGCACAAGATAAGGCAAGAGTTCGCGCCATTGTTCGGCATGATATGCCTTATCCTTCTGCGGCTGCTATTCGTC